AGAAATACACCATGTGCTTCTTGCTGCCTGTAAGCGGGTCTGTGACCATGTTGTTGACGATCTTCATGGGACGCTGTAACTTTACCTTGCCCCGTGCCTTGCCTGCAATCTTCGCAATGATCTCCTCGCCGCTACGCAGTTTGAACACTCGGAGTTCAGAAACCTTTTTCTTGCTCATGCTTCCTCTCCTAATTGAATGCGAACTACCTTGTGGTCAAACCCCTCTGCCTTATACAGCCGAATCCGCTCGTTCATGTGTCGGAAGGTGTGGTTCTTCCACGACTTCCACGACAGGTCGTCCCCGATATCATACAGTCGTGCAGTGGTCTTGTCCTCTGCCACCCGCAACTGCCGTCCAATGCTCTGTAGCACGCGAATACGCGACTTGGACGGGGACGCAAAGATGATGTTGTTGAGTCGTCTTATGGAAACTCCTGTGCTGAAAGTTCCGTATGAAGCAATGATCACTGCGTCCGATTCGCTTTCCACAATCTTGCGTATCTCCTCGCGCTCTCCTGCCTCTGTGCCGCCGTAAACGAAAAACACCTTGCGTGGCTCGGGTATGCACTCCCGCACTATCTTATGTAGTACCTTTCCGTGATCCTCTACAAACTGAAATAATATGAGGGTGTTGCCCTTCAGCCGCGAGCACAGGTTTCCGATGAAACGGTTGCGGCGATCTGAACGAATAATCCACTTGATCTCATCGGGATACAGCGCACGCTTTATCGCTTGGCGATCAATGTCGGGATACGACAGCACAATGCAGTCAATGTGCAGATCACTCAATATTTTTTTGTCCATGAGGGTCTTGGTTTTTGTCACCTCGTATGCCTTGCCGAACAGACCCTCCAGCACCAGTTTGTGCGTGTTCGTGCCGTCCAGCGTGCCTGTGGTGCCGATGCGATACGGGCATCGCTTCAGTTTGCCCATGATTGCCGCAAGAGACTTGGACTTGAACAGGTGGGCTTCGTCGCCCACGACTGCCGCGAACTGGTGGAAATACTTTTCTGGCTGCTTGTAGAGGGACTGCCACGTGGACACCACTACGCGCTTGGGCGTAGTCTTGTCGCTGCCTGACATGATCTTGTGGCAATGTGCAGGGGCATCCCACCCGTTCTCTGACGAGTAGTCCGCGAAATCAGAAACCATCTGCTCTACAAGCGAAACAGTAGGCACAACAATCAGCACCTTCTTGTCGGGCGGAATCTTGTCCAAGTAGTAGCGCAGCAGCGCGTAGATGATGAGACTCTTGCCTGAACCTGTGGGGGAGAGCAGGAGTGTGCGTCCCTCGCTTATGGCATGGCGCACTGCGTTTACTTGGTGTTCGTGTGGTGTCACTGCCTTTCCGCCCACCCGAACCTGTAAGAAATCCTGCATAAATTTTCTTACATCCTCATCGCTCACCTTCACGGACGGGCGCACAGGCAGCGCACAGGTGTATTGCCTGTCGTCTGCAAACTTCTTGATGTAGTCCACCAGTCCAGCGTAGATCAGTCCTGTATGCACATTGAACAGTTTGATCTCGCCGTTCCACAGCCGCGCTCTATACGCAGGCATGAACTTGTAGCCAGGCACCTTGAATGTGAAGTAGTCAGACAGTTCCAGCGCAAGGGAGCGGTCACACTCCACCCGCACATTCACTGCGTCAACCACTGTTACATCAAGGTCAAACACTAGATCAAGTCCTTGTTCTGTAGTAGTTTGCTGTCAAAGCGTATACTTGTTTCCACTCCTAGATCACCACTCCATCCCACAATAGGTATACCACTGTCATACAACATCTCAAGTCCCTGCTGCACGCTGCTTTCCCATCGCTCTGGCGTGGCTTCGACTACGCGACGCAGAGTAACTACACGGGCTATTCCGAAGTGAATGATTGCACGCGCACATTCTGCGCAACTTGCCCATGTTGTATACATGGTGGTTCCGCGAACAGGAATGCCGTTATCAAGCACACGGAACATCACGCTACGCTCGGCGTGCTCGCCACACGCGTATGTGGTATCTCCCTCTTTTGGATATCCACTGCTCACCAAGCGGTCAGGCAAGCGATTCCAACTCCGCATAATTACACCCGTGCCTTCCACAACAAGAGCAGCACCTACCTGTGTACGGGGAGCGGTGCTGTGGCGTGCAGCACTCCACGCGTCCTGCAAGTACATACGGTCTACCCACCACCCGTCCATGTCCTCTTTTAGTAGTCTACTGTCCATTCGTAAACTTTCTCCACTCTATGGCATTTCGGATTTTCCAGTGGCGATTGTTCAGTTCCTTGATGATTTCCTCAAGCAGCGCGATCTTCTCGTTCTGATAGTCAATCTTCATGCGGAGTTTAGCAAGATCGGCGTCTGATTCCAGATACAGATCAAGGTCATTTCGCAGCACCTTCAGGGCAAAAGGCTCCCATCCACGCGCAAGCAGTTCCTCCTGTGACATCTTGCCTGTGTAGTATTCCCATTTAGAACGAAGCAACACAGATAAGTCGTGCTTCATCTTGGACAGGCACAGGCGCTCGTCCGTGAGGAAGTTGAGGTACTTGCTGTGGAGTTGGGGAATCTTCAGGGATTCCAAGTCCATTGCGCTCTCGTCAAGAGAGGTGTCGCGCTGTATTTCTTTTCGCAGTTCATCTAGAGTCATGGTGGCAGCATAGCGCAACCAAAAACAAAATCAAGTCTTGGTTTGTATTTTAATAGACTTCAATATTGTAATTTCGATAAGCAAAAGTTGCGGTTGCAAGTATTGCTTCAGGATCCATCACAGTTGAACTAAAATCTATAGCAGATAGTGTTCTCGGATACAGACCTTCGAAAGTAACACACAGTTTTGGATGTTTGTTGCTGTTCAATATAAAAAGATTTCCCGTAGTCAAGTGCTTGTTTGTTGGAGCAAACTCCGAAAATCCTTCTACTTGAGTACACGAACGCATCCAATTAAAAATTTCAAGCCAATTCTTCATTTGTTCGTCAACAATAAATGTAACGCTCAACTCATCAAAATCAAGTTTAGATGGGAACTTCAGAGGAACAAATGGAGTTGCGACCTGAACCTCACTCATTGTTACTGTGGGAACAGATGCATTTTGACAAAAACATGTTACAGCAGGCAATCGTGCAATGTTAAACCTGAAATAGGTTGACAGAAGAGCATTAATGCTTTCCGGATATCTGTCTTTTATATCAGCAGGAATAGTAGAAAAATCGTGGGGTATTGCCATACTAGTATGTAGAAACGAAAAAGGGGAGGGGTTTTAGCCCCTCCCCCATTCGTTTTGCCTTTGCAGCGATCTATTACGATGCTACGCCGTGGAGGTTGTCCACGCGGAAGATACGGTAATAGACGTTCTTGCGTGCGTTGAGCGCACCAAGACCCTGATCAGTGCCCTCAGCGAACGGATTCGCGACCATGCCGTAGCGGGTCTTGAATGCCAGCTTCGGCTGGAAGGTGGTCTGATCAACGGCGCGCATCATCTGGAGCGGTACGTACGGGCAGTAGAAGATGCCTGCATCGTACGGGCTGGTGCCCTTGTAGCCGACGCAGACAAAGTTCGGAGCCGTAGAGGTTGCGCTGATATCAACGTATGGATCAATGTAGACCTTGATCTTGCCGTTGAGCGTACCTGCGAAGGTATTGCCCGTATCATCAACATCAAGGCTGACGTTGAGGGCTGGCGAGATGTTAAGGAAGCCACCCATTGCGAGGGCACTTGCAACGTCTGCGGAGCAGATGATGAAGTTACCCTTGCCACGACGGGTTTCCTTAGCGATCACGTTGCACTCACGCTCAATCTGGAACATGAGTCCACGGAACTTCTCAGCCGACCAACGACCGTCCGAGTCCTGAATGAGATCGTACACGCCACCGATTGTGCCAGTTAGACCGCCAGAGACAGTCTTGTAGTACAGGTCGCTCTGCTGTGCACCCAACTTCGCGCAACGGTAGACGTTGCGAACAACCTCGCGGTTGATCTCAGCAAGGATTTCCGTGCTGAGGATGTTGGAGAGTTCTGTCTCAGCGTCAAGACCGTGAACAGCCTTGAGATCCTGAGCCAACTCAATGCTGTACGATGCTGCAAGCATACGGGTAGCAGCCTGAACGCCAACGCGCTCAATGCTGAATGCCATCTGATTTGGTGCAGCACCTTCAGCAATTCCTGTAGCAATACCTGAACCGGTGGTGATGCCACTGACAAAGGTATCGGTTGAACCGAAGAACGGATCAACGCCAGTAACAGGACCAAAACCAGGGAGAGCACCTAGAGTCTGACCACCAGCGGTGCTGCCTGAACCAGCAGCAACGCCGAAGCCGCTGCGAGTAGCATCAGGAGAACCTGCGTAGAGCGTGTTTGGCTCGTTGAACAGAGCCTCTGTGCCACCCTGAGTTGCATAACGGCTACGCATCGCGAAGATGAGTCCCGTGGGAGCAGTCATTGCCTGAACGCCGCAGATGTCGTATGCCATGAGATTTGGCATTGCGCGACGAACAAGTTGAATGAGAATGGGATCAAACCCGCGAAGGTTTGCGTTTTCGCCGCCGCCTGCGAGAGGCGACAAACCAGCACCTAAAGTGTTGGTTTCAGTGAGCATCTGCTCGCGCTGTGCCTTCTCCTGGTTCTCCAAAAGTGTTGCAAGCGTGGCACGCTTGTGAGCGTCTTCAACCTTTGGAAGATCGCTATGGTCAATAACAGGCTTCCACTTGCGCAGCGCCTGCTCTGTAAGGAACTTGTTCTCCATCTTACCTACTCCTTTTTGTAACAGTCTCGTGGACTGAATTGAAACTTTTTGAAAGTGAAACTAGACTAAAACGATTACTCGCGTGAACGGCTGATTGAGCGGGCATATGCCTCTACAAGAGGCGATACCTCTGAAGTCTCCTCGTAGGACTCTTCACGGAAATCTCTCGGAAGACGATCTCGCACTTCAACTGCTCGACCTCTTCAGTGAGTTCCATGTTCTTCTCAACCTGAGACTGTAGTTCACCGTCAAGGGCTTCAGCCTGCTCAACGGTAGACTCAAACAGATCCAGTTTCTCCTCGGGAACCTCAATGTACGACTCGGCAAAGAGTCCACGGAGGTTGGCGATGAAGTTCTCGGTGATCTCGGTGCGGAGTCCCTGCTCAACGGCAAGGCGATTCTCCTGCATCCACTCTTCAACCACATAGTTCAAGTAGTCGTCAATACGCTCAACGAGTTCTTCGGTGACAGCAACGGTGTG